TATGTGAAAATTGGGGATAAATACGTTTCTCAAGCAACGGCAAGCAGAATGGTGAGGGAAGGAACTCACAAATGGGGTTCAAGGGGAAGAGATGGTCGAGCCACGCTTCAAGAGGTAGGTTCCAAAAAGAAAACCACGGCAAAGAAAACCACTACAAAGAAGCCAGCAAAGGCAAATGACCCTGTGGTTCAAGCGGCAGCAAAGAAAAACAAGGAAGCCAAGAAACCTACGGCCAAGAAAACCACGGACAAAAAGACTCCAAAATCAACGGACAAAAAACCTAAGCCAATCAAGCCCGAAGGCAAAGCATCCAAAGAAGGCAAAGAAAGAGCAAAGCGAGCATCCGATGAATTGGGGGGATTTGGGATGGGAGATTCCCCCCCCCCTAAAAAAAAAACCGATGAAAAAGGCGATAGAAAACCGCAGGATTTGAGGGGAATCAAAAAGCCTGATAAATCGGATTTACGACGGTCAGCCGATCAGCAAATGCTCGCTGATGTTCTTCTCAAGAAATTGCCCGTCGCTGATTTACGCATGATAAATACCATGCTTGGTGGAGATGTTGAGTTGCCTGTTTTGGTTGATGAGATGGGGTTTCCAACACAAGGTATTGCCGTTGATCCAGCGCACATTATGATGGCGGGAATCAGCGACAATCCGAATCCGTTTGAGGCAGAAATGGACCCAAGGCTTAGGCTTGACTTAAACCGCCTCAAAATCAGTCAAAACGTGCCTTCTCGACTCCCCATGCTTGAAGGAGAACGAACAGGCAAAAAAATGATTGCGGCAATGACGGAAGTTCCGACAAAGTTAATCCCAAAACTGGATGATGATGGAAAAAAGATTCCAACCACCGCCCGAAGGAAATTACAATCCTACCACGACACGCTTCATGGTAAAAAGAATAAGTTCGGGAACCCAACTTATGAAATGGAACCTGTTGATGATGAGGAAATGGGATGGTTTATCCAAGATGGCAACAAAAAAAGGCGAATGACCGAGAAGGAGGCTAAGGACATTTATGAAAACAGACCAAGGAAAAAAGGTCTTGGTTCAATTGATGTCGCCAGCCCATATTGGGAACCAACACAATTCAACCAACTTGGTGATCCAACCGAGGGCGTTTGGAACCTTCCATTCACGGAGGGAAAAAACCCCAAGACCCTGCCAAAAGTGTTCATGATGGGGCAAACAACCGTCGGTGCGACTCCACTTCATAATCAAAAATACTTGGATGACCCCAGAAAAAGCACATATTCAAAAACGGATTGGTCTAAATTGAAAGAAGTTGCCTCAATTTCCCCTGCTGATTTTAAACGCATCATCTCAGACGAAAGCAAAAAACCCAAGGAACAATATCAAACAAATGGACTTGTTCGTATTGGTGATTCGGCCTTTGACCTTGAATACCTAAAACAAATTGCTTCTTCCTTTGACTCACGACAGATGGCAAATGAGGACTTTGTTTTGACTGGAATGGAAAATGCCCCTCTTTTCATTGCTGGAAGAGGCGTGAAGCGTTATGATGAAGAACCATCTTACTTTGAAACCATTCTCGCACCAAGAATTGATAATGAACACGATTGGCAAAGCATGAATGATTTGTTCGAATGAGGTGATATGAATGTCCGAAGCCATCAATCAACTTGCGGCACAGGTTGATTTTGAGATGGGGCGAAAGGACTTCAAATACTTCTTCGAAGAGATTTGTGGCAAGTTTGATGAGAAGTTTCCTTGGATTCTCACTAAGTTTCATCAAGAATGGTTTGACCTATCCGAAGGAAACAACAAAACCTGCATCATAGCCAGTCGCGATCATGGAAAGTCCGTGTTTTACCGTGTGTATCTCCTGTGGAAAATGGCTTACAACCCAGGAACAGAAGTTTTGTTCTTCTCGCACAGTCAGCACCAGTCCATTGAACACATGGGCAAAATGAATGAACTGATTGAAACCATCCCTGCATTACAACATCTCAAACCAAAGCGAGGATGGGCGAAACAGAAGTTCAAGTTCACCAACAAATCATCCATCTCGGCTATGTCGGTTGGAAAGGCGGTTCGTGGGGCGCACCCTCAAATCGTAGTGCTTGACGATATTCTGTCAAGTGAAGCCCAAACGCAACTCAAGCATATTTCATCATGGTTTTACACCGCACTTCTCCCTGTTCTCCACCACACCGCCCAACTGTGCATTGTTGGAACTCCGTTTTCATATACCGATCTTTACGCCGAACTCAAGAAGTTAAAGTCGTATGCGGTTCGTGAATATCCTGCTATCAATGAGCAAACAGGACAACCATTGTTCCCTGAACGTTGGTCGCTGGAAGCATTGAACAACCGTCGAAACGACATGACCTCAATTGCTTTCACACGTGAATACCTGTGCAAACCGATTGCCAGCGAAGCGAGTCTATTCCCTGAAGAAGTGTTGAACAGGGTAAAAGATGAAGAATTGGCATTGTCCTACTATCCTCATGATGGTGAATCCTACAATTACTACATCGGATGGGATCCTGCAATCTCGGCGGATCGGAGAGCCGACTACACATGTATGATGGTGGTTGCCGTTGATGAAAACAAAAACAAGCATATTATCCACACACACCATGAGAAGGGGATGGATTTCTCATCACAAATTGACAAAATCATTGAACTCAATGCCAGATTCAATCCTGTTATCATTGAACTTGAAACAAACAACTTCGCATTAGCATTCAATCAAGTGTTGAACGAAATCAGCGACTTGCCGATAAAACCCTTCAATATGAGCCGAATGAAGAAAGAGGCTTTAATTCATACCCTCCAACTGCAATTTGAACAGGGCAAGTTGTCAATACCCTACAAAGACGAAGGAGGGACACGGAGATTGATGAACACTTTATTGACTGAACTCTCCACGTTCACCATGCTCGACAACGGACGCATGGAGAGTTTGGGCGGTCATGACGACATGGTTATGGCTCTTGCATTAAGCATTCAAGCAACCAAAGAATACCGTGATAGCATCGTGATTTTGGATGCAGAAGTTTGGCAAAACAGGTTGGGGTGGGCAAATGTTTGAAGGTCGAATTGAGGGCGTGTTTGGCGTTGAGTCGCCAGAAGATGTCCTAAAGTTGCTTGACGAGAAGTTGATTTCACAGGAAATCAAGAATAATCAACAAGAGGCCAAGTTGCTTCAACAAAAAAAGAAGGCTGCGGCAAAACAACCCAAAGAAGGCGCAGGAAGTCCACGTGAGGATGCGGCTATTGAAGGATTTGATTCACCAAACATGGGTGGGGGAGATAAGCAACCTGGTGTTGAGTTGGAAACAGGGAATGCGCCGTTGCCCATGACCAAAACATGGTTTGCTGATAACTTCGGAATGCAAGGCAATGAGATTGTTGATTTGCTCATCAAATCTGGGCGTGATGAATTGGTGTCAATGATTCAACCGTTGATTATTCAAGAGCGCATGGCCTTGCTCAAATCATACCCTTCGGTTTCACCCGATCTTGTTCATTCTTTACCCTTCACCGATTTTGATTGGGAGATATTGCAGAAGAACCACGACTCATTGGAAATACCGTTTCGAAGGTTTGTCAAGAGTTGGACGGACGGCAATGAAGAAGCGTATGATATTTGGTCAAGCCGCATCTCAAAATCGGAACGCCTCAGCCTTAACGAGCGCAAAGTGTTGGAAAAAACACAAGAGGTTCTTGACATTCATGGAAGCATGAACGCTCAATCCCTGCAAACACATGGGGTTCCTGAGAACACCAGAAAAATTGCGATGTTGATTAAATCACACGGATTCCTCTATGACATTGAGCCATTGGGTTCAGGGTCAAAAAACAATGACAAAGGCTTCTTTTACGGACTGAAAAAGCATGATGTGTTCGTTAAAGACGCAGGGGCGTTGATTGGCGACCTCTATGAAATTGGGGGGTCAATTGAAATCAGCCCACGTGGAACTCCACGCTTGATTCTTCCTTTCAATTCAAAGGTCTGCAAGGAATACGCCCACGCTCTCAACAATGAAATGGGCGTAAGAGGAATTATAGCCGAAGGCAACGGGCTGGTGATTGAGGGGGAAGCCTCAGTCGTCAAAGCGATTGATGCTTCTTTGCCGCATTTGAAGGAAAAGAAGGGCGAGGTGAACATTTTGAGAAAAGCACTTGATGATGATGAAAAGGCCGTCATGTGCTTGACCTATGACCATTCCAAACCACAAAAGCAGGTTCGCCTGTTGAAGTCATGGAACCTATCGCTTGAAGCATTCGAAGAAATGAAGGAGGCCGTAGCAAATGGCTGATAAAGACAGGATGGAACGCCTGTTCTCCGCTATTGGCGTTGATATGGAAAGGCACACTACGCCTATGCCAACAATGCCATTGTTTCAATCTGGCATTCAAGAGCCTCCCTTGTTGCAGGGAATCACCATTCCAGCACTATACGCTGCAACTTTTGAATGCGTTGTTCTCCGATCCATCCTCAACCACCTTGCCGTTGAAACATTTCGTAAAGGGTATGGATGGAAGCCGAAGTTTGTTGTCAAGTGCAGGGAATGTGATGAAGAATATCATCAAGAAGTTGAAACCTGCAAATCCTGTGGTGGAGAAGTTCGAAAAGCCGACAAAGGACAAATCGAATATGCTGAAGCATTGCTTGAGAGCAAAAACGGCATGATGCAGAACTTCGTGGAAATCATGAAGGAAATTGAAATGGACTTGAACATCGTTGATGATGCTTACCTCATCCTCACAAAAGAATACTTCGTGGACCCAGATACGAAGAAGGTCATGTTTTACCGTGTTAAAGAGATTACACGTGCCGACCCCATTTTCATGCGTATGCTCGCTGATAAGCGAGGTGTGCGTGGCGGGAGTCAATATACCAGCCTTGTTGATCGGACATTCCGCACCAGCGACCCAAAGGACAAATGCCCAACAACGGGTATGCCTGTTGTTCCAATTCACTACATGAACCTCGCTGGTGTTGGCAAAGGACAGGTCTATACCGAAGGCGAGGTTATTCACATAAGCAAGTGGTCGCCATCCAAGTTGTATGGGCGTAGCCCTGTTGCGACGATGTGGCGACAGGTGAACACCCTCATTGCGATGGATAACTACGTTTATTCAGCGTATCAAAAGAAGCGTATGCCACGTGGCGTGATGGTGATTAAATCATCCAACATGGAAACCGTTGAGCGAACTGCACGAAACATTCAGGAACACCTTGAGCGTGATCCGTCTTACATTCCAACCATCGGTGTTGAAACCGAATCTGGGCGTGGCGGTCTTGAATACGTTCGAATGATGGACACCCTCGAAGAACTGCAATATATTCCCATCAAGGACGATATTCGCCAGCGCATCGCTGCATTCTTTGGCGTGTCCAACGTATTCATGAATGACGTTTCAGGCGGTGGACTCAACAATGAGGGTATGCAAATTGTTGTGAGCAACCGAGCCGTTGCTTATGCTCAATCCATTTACAACCGCATTCTGTTCCCTCAAATTGTTGAAGCCTTTGAAGTGAGCGAATGGGAATTGGTTCTCAACCCACATGAGGAAGAGGACGAAATCATGCAACTCCGACGTGATGAGATGGCTATTCGCAACATGATGCAGATGAAACAAGCGGGATATGAGGCGACCCTGCGTGATGGTATAGACGATAAAATCCTTCACTTTGATTTCAAGCAACCCGATCCACAGGAAGTCGCTGCCGCCCAAGCCGCCCAACAACAGGCGCAACAAGGCGGAGGTGGAGGTCAAGCACCACCAGTTCAAAAGACGGATGAATCACTTGACGACCCTGAATTGATGTTCAAGCGAACCAACTTTGATGCGAGCAGGGGGTCTGTTCCATTTACAGATTCCCTCGCTACAACTGCTGGAACAGGCATTCCTCCTTTGAGAACCATTAGCGAAAATACCAGGAATAGTGCGGGGTCAAGCCCCGACAGGGTTCGGAGAGTTGATGGTGCGCCAACAGGGGCAACGGTCAATACCGATAAGCGGGATGATAAATCGCCGCAAGAAAAAGCCATTGACCACCAAATCAAGCAAATGGAAAAACGCAAGGGATTGGACAGTTCGAAGGGGAATAGTCAATAAATAGAAGGTT